ATAGTGTCTCCAACTGAAAAAGAAGCACTATAATTATCAACAAGAATAACTTGTTCAAATCTTTCAAACGCAAGCATTTGCTCATCTCTTATTAGAGTAAACGTATCGTTTGTATAACCAGATCCTGGGTTTATATTAATGAAAGATTTAATAGTACCAATATCAAACGGCGTTAAGTCAAACGCATCTTCTAGTCGAGTGGCGAGTGTAACCGGATTTGCTGAACCTGACATCGGTATTAAAGCCGGAGGTGTTGTGTTAAAATTAGAAGAATTTAACGGAACGTTTAAAAAGTTGCTAATTAAATCTGTAATTAAAGTAACGTTTTCAACGTTGGTTAATTCTTCAACTCGGGCATCAGTAATAACACCCGTGTTTGCATATAACGCGCCAGGTGAAGTACTGTTCTTTACTGATATTGTAAAAATATCGCCAGTTTGAGTATTAGGATTAAAAGCCGTAATAGTAAAATTTCCAGCTCCTCGATCTACTGTAGAAATAGGTCTACTAATACTAAACGAATCGCCAGGTTCCATCATTACACCAACTGCAACAGAGTTTTGGCCAATTACGGTGCCTTGATTTCCAGCAGTATCTTGCAGTACTTCTAATTCTCTAAATCTAAATTCTGAATTATCGAGAATAATTACTTGATTTGATACTAAAATCTTAGTGTTTGGTATCGTATAACCAAAACCGCCGTCTTCAATTGTATATCTTACAGTACCAGTAAATTCGTCTTGCAAATCGGTAACAATAGCGGTTCCGCCTTTTCCATATACACTTTCAAGACTAAAAATATCGCCTATGTTATTTCCAGTAGTACCACCCCAATTTAAATCTATTGTTAAAGAATCGGCAGAACCATTTAGTCTTCCAAAAGCTACGTCTTCTCCATTAATACGAGTAAGAATATCATCGTATTTTATGAACTTGCCTTTTGGATCTGTAATATAAATGATAGGTGTAAGTGTACCATTTAAATAAACAAAATTGATTTTATCTACAATTGCTTTTGCTTTAGAAATAGACCCGTAAATATTTCTACTTAATAAATCTTTGTATTCATAAAGAATCGGTGTTGTGCCAGAAGAATAAAACTCATTGTTATTCGGAAACATTTGAAGATATGTGCCGGTCTTCCAATTAGAATCAGAAGGCTTAAACATGTATTTTGCTGGATAGTTAACCTTAATGTCTTCTTGATAAAACATTCTAAAGAATAAAATCAAACCAGATTCTGTACCTTTACGACGGTACAAATCCATAATGTTTTTAATAACAAATCTAACAACGGTATCATCGTCAAGTGCTGGCAAGTCTGCCATAAACTTCTTTTTGAAATAAATTAACATTTCAGCAAGAGTAGTACCAACGTCGCGATATTCAAACAGCCTACGAGTATTATAAACACCCATGTTAGGTTGAGACTCTACAAATTTGTAGTAATGCTCTACCATACTAACAAGCTCGGCACCTTCTTGTCTGTAATAGGCAGGAAACTGCTGCGCTATTTTAAACGCAATATCTTTTTCAACGAGGATAACTTGATTATCGGCCATTATTTAACCTCAAATAAATTAACCGTTACGTCTTCGTCATCAATAAGAAAGATTCTACCTGCAGGAGAAGTAATATCGTCTTTTTCTGTAGTTACCATAATTTTAATACCTGATCCTACATATCCTTCAGTTTTAAAACCAACAAGATTGATTTCACCGGTTTCATAATTTATATTACCGGCTACAGGTTTTACAATCTGAGGGTTAACTAAGTCTGAAGTTACGATTTGAATGTTGCCTATACCGTCGTCTTGAAAATAAGACTCAACATTGTTGTATTGAAATACGCTACTTCTAACTGCAGGTTTATAATCAGCAAATCCGTTTGAATCTTTAAACGGATACGGCTTAGTTAATTTTGCGAAGAATTTAAATGACGGACTGGCAGAAATATTTAGAGCGGGTGAATACACAATATAAGGACACACGCTGATTTCATTACTTTCAATTGCCATATCGGCAGCATCAATATTAGATGATAACTTAGATAATCTTAATGTAGTATTAAAGTCATCTAAGTAAGTTGTATTGTAATTGGCAATTGCAGTTCTTACTTCTGTTTCAATTTGTCCCGCAGATTTCTTGGTTATTTTTGGGTTGAAATAAACATCTACGTTTACGCAGCCGTAAATAAACTCTGAATCAATAAAGATTGGTTCAATACCAAGAGGACTCTTATCTCTCAAATATGAAATATATGCACTAGATAACGTTGATGATAAACCTTCACGACCTTCGCCGAGGTAAACTGAAATAGCAACTTTACCAAATTGTGGTGGATCTAATTTTTCTCCGCCATACGCAGAAATAGAATCAATTTCTGGAAACTTTTGCTTTAATAAAATTTCGTAGTCTTTAGTAGTAACAGCTCGTTCTTGAATTTGCAAAGATTTAGGAGCAAAATATCTAATGCTTTCTAATGATTCTCTGTCTCCGCCACCAGCAGCTGCTTGAATAGTTTCTACAGATATAGTAGCAGATGGCGATTCTGAACCTAATGAAAAAGCGAATGCTCCATTTGGTTCAGCACCAGAAGTAATTCTATATCTTACACGAATATCTTCAAATGCTTGAGGTTGTAAACCAAATACGTTGTTACCAAAATAAACCGTGTAGCGCCCATCATAATATGGTTCTACATAGAATACTTTATCGGTTGGACCAACACCAAAAATATCGTTCTTACGAATAAAAACATTATCGTTATCTGTTGCTTCAGCATCAACGAATACCTCGATTGAATCCGTGTCAGCATTTTCGTTAGTAAGAATAACTCGTAAAACTCCGTCGTCACCAATAAAATAACCTTCTCTTTCGAATGAAGCAAGCATTGAACCTTCAAATATTTCAACATTTTCTGCAATAAAAACTCCAGGAGCAGTTTTACGAGCAACATACGCTACCGAGTTTACAAAGTCATAAGTAGTACCTTGAAATGAAGTACTAAAGCTTGAATATTCTGGAATAACTACTGTTTGACCAACAGCAGATGTATCTCTAATTGTCACATTTACTACAGCTCTAGCAGATCTTCTTGAACGAGGTAAGTAATTTAATTCTTTAGCATGAGACATTACTGAGTTTTTTAACACAGCCGAATCAAGAAACATTTCATTGATAGCCATGTTTGCGTAAAAGTTATTTTGAAACGTGTTATACGATAACACATCTAAAAACACACTCATGTTTGAGCCTTCAAAGTTATAATCTTTGAATTGTGTTTGGCTTTTCAGATAGTCTTTAAATTGTGTTTTAATAGACTCAAAGTCTAGTTCTGAAATATTTAATTTAGCCATTTATCGGGTCCTCTCTAAGAATACATCAAGCGTAATAGGCTGTTGTACATTCGTGATATAAAAAGCGATTTCAACTTTTACGACATTGTCATCGATATTTGAACTAGCAATAACATCAATAAGTTCTGCCCTAGGCTCATATAAATCTATTGTTGTTCTTATGTTGTTTTGTATTAATATAAGTGTAGCAGGCGTAATGTTTTCAAATAACATTCCTGAGATATTGCCGCCTAAATCTGGTTGCATTAACCTTTCACCACGGTCCGTAAGAATAAGATTCTTAATAGATTCTTTTACAGAGTCTTCATCTTTAAGAACGGTTAAATCGGACGACACTGGGCTTTTCTCAAGATTCTTTTTAAAATCTTGATACAGTGTAATCTTCTTACTCTTACCCGTAAATACGGTCGCTACCATTCTTAACTCCTTTTATCCCATTGTTTTACTGGGCCTATATCTAGATGCACAAAACTATTGTACAATCCGATTCCCCTGAATCCTTCTTTTCTTGCAAGAGCAACAAACTGATTAGTCTTATCGCTTTTTGCTACAAATCCATCCCACACGATGTCTACTGCAAGCCCGTTTAAGTGTTGAGATGATTTTGCACCACCTACTTTAGCATTATATTGTACGCTTCTCCATCCGCTGTTTATATAAATTGGACCGGATATAAGTCCAGCTTTTTGTGCAGCTTTTTGTAATCTTACAAGATAAACTTTTACGTTCATATCTAGCTTTGTCCAACCCTCTGATGGTGGATTCATTTCTGAAACCCAGCATCCTGAAAATTTTAATGATGGTGCACTATCTGTTGTAGTAGGCGAAGGAATATTAGCCACTACTCCAGGTAATGATCCGGGAATAGGCAATACAACATCAGGTATTATACCAACCGAAACACCATTAGGAATATTAGGTAATGTTACAGGCGTAGGCAATACAACATCAGGTATTATACCAACCAAAACGCCGGTACTACTACTTGCTTTTTCTATGTCTTTATATGAAGGAACATCACGATATTCCTTGATAGTAGGAGTCCTTACATTACCTGCTTTTTCCCACACATCTTTAGCATTATTTATCTGTTGTCTCTTGCTCTCTTCTGACATTCTTATAGCACCAGATCTAATTGCTTCACCGGTTACACGATTAGAAGCGTTACTAATGGTATTAAAAACTTCGTCATATCTATTGCCAAAATTATTAAGCGGAGCTTTTAGACCTTTAAACAAACCTTCAAGACCGGTTGCTAGTGCGCAAAGACGCGCAATTAAAAATTGAATTTCTTCGAATGAAGGATTTGAAAACAAACTTACTGCGTAATCAATTAGTCTTTTAATTTTTGCTACAAGTCTTCTAATATTTTCCACATTACAAAATTCGCCTATTGTAGCTTTTTCTTCTTCAACTTTAACAACAATTCTTGATTCGACTGCGCTAGTAATTGGGCCGGTAATTGATTCAACACTAAAGTTAGAGATTGCCATACAAACTTTTATGATTGCTTGCTCAATCATATCAACTATTTTCTTTTTAATTGCTTCAATTAAAGCTTTTACTTTTAGTTTTTCAAAAGCAGCTTTAATCGCGTCTTCAATGTTTTTAATTTTTTCAATAAACTTCAACGCATCTTCGTATAGCGCATTAAGTGTATCAACCAAATCAAAGAAAGCATTAATTACACCAAATATATTTGTCATCAAAGAACAAAAACCACCAAGAATACTAACAGAAAAGTCTCCATTATAAAACGCTTCTAGTTCATTTAGAAATCTTGGACCATTAGCGTTAGACGATACGATTGCGGCAGCTGGCGTATAGTTACTTTCTTTAATAAAAGCAGCAAATTCTAAAGGCGTGATTGCGCCCCTCTTTAATCTTTCAGATAATATTGGGTATTCTGGTATTCTTTCAGCAATAAAGGCTCTCTTTAAAAAGTCGTTATTGATAGCATTTGTTACGTCATAAAAAGTATTTCCATATTGTTTTACTGCTAAAGACAATGGATTTTGTTCTGTGTCAGCAACAATAGTAGATATAAATTGCTCTTCAAAAATATCAATTTGATTAAGAGTTAACTCACCATTGCCATTAACTGGAGAACCAGCCTTTACAAAATTTCTTTCTTCTATAGGACTTAAGCAACTAAAGCAAAGGCCTTTTCCTGGTTGGCATGTACATTTCATTATCTTCTACTCCCATTATTTGCCGCATATCCAGATTTTACTTTATCAAGTACATCTAAGAATGATTGAATTGTAGCAGTTGCTTTATTACCAGCTCTGTCTCCGTTATAATTGCTTTTACCAGCATTTGGACCATCTACAAGTGGTAATGCTGCCCATACGCTGGCAAGTTTGTTAGCAAATATTTCTCTAGAAATTTCTCCACTTAAGAATTTATTTAATCCTTCTGACTGTATTAAATATGTTGCTAACTTGTCTTGATTTTCTGGACTAAATAAAGAGCCAGAACTTAAACCAGCTTTTGCATAAAGCGAATCTTTTTCTGAACCTTTAGTTTTGTCGTTATTATATCCGCGCAAAGTATCTTCCATAATTTGATATCTACCAACAGCCTCTGAATCTTGAAATTTGTCAATGCTCTCTTGCCAATCAAGAATTTCTTTCATAGTCATTTGTGTTAGTTTCTTAGTTGGATATCTAGATCTAGAAACTAATCCATTAATATCGTCGTATCCTTTTGATTCTTTATTTCCAATAAAGTCAAGTAATGGCGCAAGAGCGCCTTGTGCTGAAGATGTTACTATGTTAGAAGAAGGATTAGGAATACGAACAATTAGCGCTGGATTATTGCAACCTTCGCCGTCGTGATCATTAGCAGAAAAACCACTACTGCCCATTGAACCGGGTTCAACTGCAGGAACAATAGATGTTGATTTAGCAACTGGCTCAGGCGCTTGTACTTTATCTGCTCTAAAAGCAAGTTCGGGATATGGAGACTGAGGAATAAAAGGCTTTTGTAAAACAGGTGGAATTAAAAATTTCGGTACCACTGTTAATCCTGCAGGCACTGGAGGTAAAACTGTTGTAACAGGCGCAAGATTAACAAACTCACCAATATTAACAAA